TTGTCATTTTTGTTATAGGATTTTTTAGATTTGCCTTTCTTTCTTTTACCAAAATTAAGCTTTCTGCTATCAGATATTTTTGCCATATATTTTACTATAGTGTGTTGGTGCAGTTATTCTTTTATGAATATGGTAACCCTTCTCTGCAAAAAATATATCCCATTCCTCTTGTTCTTTTATATTTATATGTCCCCAAGATTCATCCCATTCAGGTATCCTCTGACTTGTAGAACTAAACAAAATGTAATTAGGACTAATCTTTTTAAATAGTGTATTCAGTTCTTTATCAGTCATGTGTTCTGCAACCTCTATAAATGCCATTATATCTGTTGTGATAGGTTTATCTATTATGTTCAAATGTGGTGCATTTTGGGTTATGTATTCCTTATGTGCATCAAATTTCTCCCATATTGATACTTTAAACCCTGCTTGATGAAACGCATCTGCATAAACTCCTGTACCTGCTCCATAGTCTAAAACACTTTTACCTAATCCTAATACCTGTTGAGCAGTATTAAAAGCTAATGATTTAAACATAGGATTATCAAAACTTATTCCCATATCTAATTCTGCCTTAAGAAATTCTTTGTCCGTTATCATTTATGAAATTTAAATGTTTATCTTTTAAAAATTGTGTATGTTGTTTTTTATCTCCATACTCAACATGACAAGCACGACAAAGACCCATTAAGTTTTTTATGTTATCCTTTTCTTTACTCCCTCCCATCCCTCTACATTCAATGTGATGTATGTCAACCATTCTTGCTCCGCAAACTTCACAAGCCATAAAATCATCTTTGACATAACCAAAATAATCTAGATAAACTTTAGTGTGTTTCCTCATAATGTTCCATCTTGCAAAGGCTCTTTCTTATCCTCTTCTATTCTTCTATATCTTTGTTGCCATATTAAGTTACACAAAGATATACTTTTTTCAACTATTTCATCTTCTTCTGCCTCAGGATATAAGATATGTAAGGTTTCGTGAATAAGTATTTCTAGATGCTTTTTACCTTTCAATCTGCTATCTAAATATATTATGCCTTCGGAATCAGCTAGACCCCAAACCTTTTCCTTACCCAACTTTTTATATTTAACTTTAATCTGCACCTTTCATTTCTATTAAATCTAGTCTATCTAAATCACTAACTTCTATTTTAGTTCTTCCTCTAACCTTAGCCAATGCCCTACGATATATTTTTTCTCTTCTTTGTAACTCAGTTAACTTATCTAATAGATAGGCTTCTTGTTGTTCTAAACTCATTTTGTCTACTTTTTTTGGAATCATTTGTCAGTTTTTGAATGCATTTTAAAACAGGTCTTACACTTATATTGTATTTTTTTTATACCTGAAGCCATAACTCTTCTTTGACTTATTACTAAATCATCTGAACCACATTCAGGACAACTACTTCTATCGTTACCAAATATAACACCATAATGTGTTTTAGGTAACATATGATTATTTAGTTCTTTAAATACTTTTTCTAGCAATTCAACATCTTGTTTACAATAAGTAATCATATCTCGCATTGCATTTTTATCTTTATGCAATACAATATCCTTCCATAAACTAAATGTTGTTTTAATTTTTTGACCTATGCCAAGATAATCTGCTATGTAATTTAATCTATTAGAATTAAATCTAAAGGATGACCTTGCGACCTTTAATGTATCTATTGTAACATACCTTGGAAACATATCTATTCTATGATACAAACACCTTGTCCGAATCCAAGCTAAATCAAATCTATCTCCATTGTGTCCTACCAATTCATCTGCTTGTGCAGTAATCTTAATAAACTTTTCTAGTAGTGTTTTATCGTTTTGCTTTGAATCCCAATGTACTTCGTGCACTTCTACTTCATCTTCCCATTTCCAACATATACAAATTATTGCTCTTTCTTTAATTATATTAGAATAATCTATATTTTTTTTGTAACCTGCTTCCCAAAACAAACCAATGTTAGGAGAAGTTTCTATGTCAAAGAATAATCTTTTTCTTTTACTTCTTGTAGGTTGTTTTTCCGTTAATTTTTGTTGCATAAAGTATTTGTCTGCGGTGTAAGGTAGAATAACTTATATGCACCCAATCAGGGTTATCCTTTGTTCCAAATTCCCAAATCAATTGGTCAAAAGGCAAAGTTTTTGCGTACATAAATATTTCACTATTTTTAATTTTAGTTCCATCCATATCTATATCTATTGCTTGACCCTTTGAATGTTGACTTTTTACTGAACTATTTGGTATGGAGGCATTTAGTGCCTGACTTCTATATCCTGAACTTATATAAATTGGTGAGCCGAAATGTTTTCTAATTGGCTCAAATATATTCTCAGCTAATTGTTTTAAGTTTTCTATATGCTCTTCAGTTGGCATATTAGATATACCTAACCTTTTAGCCGATTCGCTCCTTATCAGTTCCGCAAGTGTCAGGTGTTGGCTTATCTTCATATTTCTTGAATATCTTTTCTGCTGCCGTTAATCCTAATGATGCCATTGCTAAACCACCAACTGCATAAACTAGAGCCTCTGTTGGTGTATGTATTAATTTTCCGCAAAGAGTAATTGTCGCTATAAATCCACACAATCTTTTCATTGAGAATCTATTGTTCTCTTCTGTAAAAAATTGTTTCATTTCTTGAATTCGTGAAATATCTTGTAAATATTATAAATTATAGTTGTTATTCCTGCACCTATTGCTACATACATTGCCAAATCATTTGTGCTTATATCTGCAAATACTTTTAAAAACATTGTTGCTAAACACATTCCAATACTTTTGCTATCCATTTAATTCTATTTTAGACATATTTATAGTATTTGTCTATAAATGTCTTTTCTTTTAGAATTTATCAAGTCAAAGTTATAATGCTTATTACAATATTCAAATAGTTGGTTACCTGATTCCTCACGCATCTGTTTATCATTAACTAAATCGTTAATATGTTTGAACCAATCAGATTGCTTTTTAACATAATGTACAGGTAAGTTTAGATATGGGTTAACGTAGCTAACTATTGCAGGATTCTTTTTTGAAGCAGTTTCTAAAACCTTTAAATTAGATTTCATACCTGTAAACTTTGTTTCTTGTAAAGGTATAAGGCTAATATCTGAATCAGCATAAGCAGCCATGTATTTATGTACTTCGTTATAATTGTATATAGTTGGGTTTAGTCTTAATGAACAGGTAAATGATGCTATCATCCTATCCCATAAATGTTTTTCAACTTCATTATATCCTGCAATTACTGCTTTAATAGGCATACCTAAAAGCCTTTTCATTGGGTTTCTTAATATGGCTAAATCGTGTTCGTGTGTTGCACTACCTGACCAAAACAACCTAACCTTGTCTGATTCCACCTTGTTATCTAAAAACTGCTCTCTGCCATAGGGCAAGGCATTTGGAAGGATATGAACATTTTTGTTTATCTTATAGATTTCATCTGCTAACCTTTCGTGAGTGCAAGTACATAAATCTGCCTCTTGTATGAATCCTTTTATTCTATCTACAATACCTAAGTCTTTGTATGTTGAATATAAAACATGATTAGAATCTAATTCCCAAAAATCATCGTTATCAACTACTAACTTAAAACCATACTGCTTTCGCAATTCGCAAATTGCTTCAACACTTATATTTGATAAAACTCTATTGATTAAAAGTATATCATAGTTGTTATCTAGTATTTCATGATTTATAGTATCAGTTACCATTGCATATTCTTTTTCAAGATTAACCAATGGCATCATTATACGATGATAACCAACTCCTGAATGCTTAGATGTTATAGCTAGTATTCTCAAAATAAATATGTTTAAATTCTTTTTGCTCAGTATAGTAAGCCATAAGTTCCATATCATTAGCTGCACCTTCTCGTTCTCTTCTTCCTCCCCATTTCATAGTTGCAACTATATCTTTAACTTTAGCGTAAATTATTCCATCTTTACAAGACCAAATAATTACAGGATTAATTCTTTTATCTAATATTTTAACTATCTTACTAACTGATATAGGCAAAGGATAGGCATCTGCCATATATTTATTTCTACCTTTTACTTCTGCAAACGCTATTAGATTATATTTACAATCAAATATCTTATAATCAATATCGAATCTATCTAGCTTTTCATAATGTCCTTTGAATATATTGACAAAGGTTTCTATTGCCTTTTTTTCTCTAACTAAATCATATTCTGTTTCAAATATCATTTTTTGGGTCTGCCTCTTTTTTTGGTTTGTACATCTATCTGTACAAGATTTTGTACTTCTTCTTGTGGTAATGCTAAATAATACTCGTAAAGCCTTTCAAGTGTATTAAATACATCATCTTTGCAATATTTACATATAATATGTGTAGGATTCAAATACTTCCTGTAAATAGATTCATATTGATTTAAAATATGTAATTCTATATTCCTTACAAATCCTGCCTGACTTATGGTGTGGTAATTATTTATGTTAGCTTCTAAAAAGTCCTTATCATTTTGTTCCATAAAATAACTGATTATAAAGTTTAACAAATAAAGGTGCTAATGTTCCTGATACAAACATTGCCATCAATGGCATCTTTATCCAATCAGGTAAAAAATAAACTAATAGTGATGACCAAGCAGCAAGACAACTTACGCAATTAAATGGTCTAATGTTTAATTTAAATTTTCTATGAAATTGATGCATCTCAACAAAGAAAAATGCAAATGCGATTCCTGTAATAATCTCAATCATTGTTTCTAATTTTAGATTTTAATTCTGATTTTGTTTGATTTAATGTTCTTATAATAGACATATAAGGTATTTTAGTACTTTTGCTGAGAGCAGTTGCATTACAATTAAACTCTTCTGTATATAATCTTAGCAATTCTTTTTTATACCAATGTAAATCATCTATACATATTTGTACCTTAGTTGTTATATCGGTATCTATCTCATCTTCTTTCTCTTCTATAACTAATTCAGTAAAATTTCTATATTGTTTATAAAATTGATTATTAACATTTTGAACAAGATTTAACATTATTCTTACAATGTAGAATCTCAACTCTTTTCTGTT